CAAGGACGACCAGTTAATCAAGGAATATAACCCATCGTTACGAGTGGAAGAAAACAGTCTGGCGTTACAGAAAATGTTAGACCAGTTTTCATACGCCATTGGACTGGGCTTACGGCATTACCAATTTCAAGGTGGCACGATTCAAACCGCAACGGAATATACCGGCGAAAAGCAGGATTTGGTTCAAAACGCCGCAAAAGAGATGATTTGCGTCGAAAAAGCATTGAAAGAAGTCACTCGTGCTATTCTGTGGATCGGGCGAAATGTCCTTGGCGTCGACTGCAATCCGGATGCGAAAATCACAATTATCGCAGATGATAGTTATATCATCGATCAGGACAGTGAACGCAAACGTTGGCAGGAGGAGATCAAAGCGGGGATCCGGCAGCGATATGAATATCGGATGAAATTCTACGGGGAAACGGAAGAGGAAGCAAAGCGAAACGTGAAACCGACGATTGCTGAACTCCTTGAAGGGAAAGCGCAGGGTGTTGTATCCGATCGGGAGCTGCGTCAATACCTGTTTCCGCTTGAAAGCGATGAAGAGGCTGAGCGAGCACTTGCTGAAATAAAGGCAAACGAACCGACGACTGAACAATTATTAGGTGAGTGATGCTATCCGAAAATGCATTCGAGCAGCTACCGGCGAAAATCGAACAACGGCTGACCGCTATCAATACCGAATATCTTGAGATGATCGGAAAGCGGATAAAAGAAATCGGCACCGTGTCCGCAACGGATATTCACCGTCTTAACCAGCTACGGGAGTTTGGATCCGATGTTGATGCGATCATCAAAAAGCTTGCTGATGTTTCTGACAAAAACGTTGACGAAATAAATCGAATATTCGAATACGTCGCAAAAGATGGCTATTCTGACGCTGAGATATTTTACAAAGCGAAGAAAACGCCATATATCCCATATGCAAAAATTACCGTGCTGAGAGACTATGTTTCAGCCATCGCAAAACAAACGGCGAACTCGTATAAGAATCTCTCCAATACGACAGCTATCGGTTTTAGGGTGAAAAATCTGCGGGGTGAAACTGTCTATAAAGGCTTGGCAGAAACGTATAAAGAAGTGATTGACAAAGCGATTTACGAAGCGTCGATCGGATTGACCGATTACAACTCTGCCATGAGATCGACATTGAAAGAGCTGGCAGATAGTGGGATTCGCGTGGTAGATTACGAAAGCGGATATTCAAAGAGGATGGATAGTGCAGTCCGTCAAAACATCCTTGATGGTATCCGTGAAGTAAATCAGGGCGTCCAACAGAAAATAGGAAAAGAGATCAAATCGGACGGCGTAGAAATATCAGCGCATTTTAACCCAGCTCCAGATCACGCACCCTATCAAGGGAGACAATACACTCATGAAGAATTTCAACAATTGAACGATGTTCTTACCAGAAGAATTGGCACGCTGAATTGTATGCATTATACCCATGAGATTATTCTTGGAATCTCGCAGTCTGCTTACAGTGAAAAAGAGCTGCAAGATATTTTAGAGAAATCGAAAGTGAAAAAGGTGTTTGACGGCAAAGAATACACTCCGTATGAGGCAACTCAACTGCAGCGAAAAATAGAAACTGCTATACGGGCAGCAAAAGATCGGGCTGTAATTGCGAAAGCATCCGGGGATGATTTATTGAGACGACAGGAGCAGGCAAGAATCACCAAGCTAAAAAATAAGTACAAGGAGTTGAGTGACACGTTTGATTTACCGGTCAGGACAGAGCGCATGGTTGCTTTGCGATAAAAAATAATGTATAATTGTCATATACAACTAATTACAAAAAGCCGACGGGCAGAAAACGGATAGAGGATACAATGACAGAAGAAATTAAATCAACTGCTGAAGAGCAGGATAAAACGCTAAGTGCGGACATTGAAAAATCATCTACTGCGGCAGAGCAGGAAAAAACATTCACGCAGGCTGAACTCGACAGAATAATCTCGGAGAGAATTGCACGTGAGCGCAAGAACCTCCCTGATGAAGCCGACTTGAAAGCCTACAAAGAATGGAAAAAAGCACAGCAGACCGAAGCCGAGAAGGCAGCAGAGCGCGAGAAGGAATATCAAGCGTTACAATCCAGATCAATTGAACTGGAACGCGAAAATGCTGTGATCAAGGCTGGCGTGAAGGCTGATGATGCCGAATTTGTGATTTTCAAAGTATCACGAATGGAAGGCGACTTCAAGAAAAACTTGGAAAGTTTCCTTTCCGAGAATAAAAAATTTACTGAGCCGGTGACAGAAAATGTTCCCGGAACTAAGCACAATCCGAGCACAACGGATCAAGACGCTAATTTTATAGCAGCGGTTCGGCGTGGTGCAGGATTGAAATGAAAGGATAAAATATTATGTCTATTGCATTGGCAGCAAAATATCAGCCAATATTGGATGAAGTATATAAGAGTGCAAGTTTGACCGCGTTCATGGACGCAAAAACCAAACCCGTTGATTTCGGCGGAGCTTCCGCCGTGAATGTGTTCAAAACTTCCATGGTCGGACTGGGAAAATATAATCGTGCATCTGGCTATCCGGCAGGAGACGTTACCGGAACATGGGAAACCTTGACCCTGTCAAAAGAGCGTGGTCGTGCGTTTTCAATCGACCGCATGGACGATGAAGAATCGCTGGGAGAAGCCTTTGGCACACTTGCCGGTGAATTTATTCGAACTCAGGTCGTTCCTGAACTGGACGCATACCGGTTTTCCACTTACGCTTCATTCTCCGGCATTCAGGAAGTCGCCACACCGGCAGCTCTGGATACAGGGGCGAAAGTCCTTGCAGCCTTTGATGTTGCTATGGGGAAACTTGACGAGAAGGAAGTACCGGCTGAGGGGCGGAAACTGTTCTTGTCCTCCGGTTGTTACAACTTACTGAAAGGGCAACTAACCCGAACATTGAGCACCGAAACATCAGCAGATAGACGCGTGTTCGAAATCGACGGCGTTGAAGTTATTCCTGTTCCGCAGACACGGTTCTATAAGGGAATCACCTTGGATGATGGTGCGACTTCGAACGCTGGCGGTTTTGCAAAGACTGCATCAACCGGACGGGATATTAACTTCCTGTTGCTTCATCCATCCTCGGTTTTACAGGTTACAAAACTTGCCGATCTGAAGGTTTTCACACCGGAACAAAACCAGACTGCGGATGCGTGGCTGATTCAGTATCGTTTGTATCATGATGCGTTTGTCTATGATAATAAGGTCAAAGGCATTTATAGTCATATCGCTGCAAGCTAAGGAGCGGAATTATGGCTAACTTGAAAGATATTCGAATTGCTGGTTGGCTCAAGGACGTGAACGACAACTTCGATACCCTTGAGCCGGTATCTGCCGGCTATCACGCGACTAAATTCACGTTCGATTTTGACGAAAAAGACGCGGCCGAAAGTCCGGCGAACAACAAAGCCGTTGGCGCACATCCGCTGGCTGCAATCGTTCCGAAAGGTGCTATCGTGCTTGGCGGATATGTCGACGTTATCGCGGCTGTTACATCCGGCGGAAACGCGACTATCGCGCTGAAGCTGGCGGCTGATAACGATTTGCTGGTTGCAACGGCAAAGAGCAGTCTGACACTGGGGGCATTGCTCCCGATGGCGGCAGCGGTAACCACGCCGTTCAAGTTGGCAGCTGACACACCTGTAACCGTCACGGTTGGCACTGATGCACTAACAGCCGGAGTATTAGACGGCTATATTATCTGGATACAGGGGGAGGCATAACATGGCGGGAATTATCGCAGGATCTGACTGGATAGCAAAGATTCCAGTTGGCGGCACTTACACAGCAACCACGACTGACGCATCCGCTGGAAAAGTCGAAATCGCAACTGGTAAACCTGAAGCAGTCGGCTTCGTGGCAACTATCTTACGCGGCGGGGCAGACGTTACCGCCAAAGCGAAAATCAGTATTGCGGCTGGCGTTCTGAAGATTCAGGATAACAGCTCTGATTTTGACGTCACGAACGGCGATGTGATTCACTGGATCGTATACTAATATGACAGCTTATTTGACGCTTGTGGAATATACGGCTTATGGCGGGACGTTGACTGATCCCGCCTTCAGTCGTTTGGAGTTTCAAGCGCGTTCGTTGATCAATCAATTTACGTT